TTTGTTATTGATTATGGTCTCATAATTTCTCGTTGAGATGTTTCTAAAAGTTCGTTTGTGGAATAGGGAAAACACCAAAGAAGAAATCGTATTAAAATTAATAAACTTTTGTAAAAATAATTGTCATAGTGCAAGGTGCAGCAGAAAAATAAGTTAAGGGATACGACCCTGCTGCGTATGTAGCAATTGCAGAGCAAGAAATTCCTCCTGCAAGTTGATCAATTGAAAATGTTGCTCCATTAGATAAAATATTACCAAAAGCATAACCAGTTGAATTAACCCCACCTATAGTTATGTTTTGTAATACGATACTACCAGTAGCAAATATAGATGTTCCGTCATTTGTTATAGTTGCTCCAGATGAATAAACGCTCGTTGCTCCAGTATTATTTGTATAACATTTAAAAGTTAAATATTGTCCTATATTTGGAAGATTAAAATTCCAACCAACTATGTTTGATACAACTCCACAATTATTAGTTATTATTGTTGTTGAAGGTGTTCCTATTGCAGAATTCACATATCCTATTGTTGCTGAACCATTATCATTTCCACTTATAGGATATGTTTGTGCTGGTTGTGATGGTGTTACAGAAAATTGAGTTGGTCCTCCAAATGTATTATTTCCTGTAAATGAATTGTTGGCACTTAGTGTATAAGCTATAGCATTATTTACATATCCAATAGTTGCACTTCCATTAGTATTATTTAAAATCGGATATGTTCCAAGAGCAGGTTGTTTTGGTGTTACAGAAAAAGTTGTATTACCTGAAACATATAAATTTGAACTTATACTAACTCCTAAATTAATACTACTACTTGGTATATATACATTATCTGTGTTTCGACCCAATACAACCTGATTACTTTGACCTGAATTTATTGGAATTGCATTTGCACCAATTAATGTTAAGTATTGATACGAATTTGTATCTGTAGGAAGTTGTGTAGCATTCGAACCTAAATATGTATTATTTGATCCAGTATTATTTTCTCCTGCTTGATATCCCAATGCTGTATTTAAATTTCCATTTGTAGTATCTAATAATGTAGAGAAACCAACAGCAGTATTATAACTTCCAATAGTGCAAGAATTTAAACCATTGTATCCACATGAAGTATTATCTATTCCAGTTGTTAAAGATGATAATGAATAACCTCCAAATGAAGAATTTGCTTGTCCTGTTGTTATATTGTGTAGAGAATTGGCACCTATTGATGTATTAACTTCACCACCATTACCACTTAATTGTCCTATATTTGTTTGTGTATTATCTACTTGAAATGCTCCTGTTATTTGAACGTCTCCAAGAAACGTATTCATTGATGATTGAAGAAAAGTATTATTTACATTTGTATATACATCACCTCCACTTCCACCTCCAGCTGTATTTTGTTGTGTTCCATTTGGAAATTGAATGTATGTATTTTGTCCTTGTAAAATTAAATTACCATTCAATTTCACATTTGGCGAATTTAATAAAGAACTTTCACTCATATATATACTATATTATAATTTTATAAAAATCGTGTTTCAGGATAAAAGTTACGTGACCCACCAATATATCCACCTTCCATCTCTACTTTTTCAAACAATCCACTCTCAGAAGGTTTAATATTTGTTTTTAATGGTGCATAATTATTAACTGCATTTGAAATTAGTGTTAATTGTTCTCTGGCTACCTCAATAAAATTATCAATTTGTTCTCCTCTATCTGAAAATAATACTAAATCAAAAATTTCATTTAATTTAATTATATCTTGCTTAATTAACTCATTTTGTTGTGGTGAAAAATAATTATAATAAGGATATATTGTTAAATTAAAATTTGTTGCAAATTCTATTAATTGTGGAGTATATTCTTGAGTTAATTTATTTGCTACTTCAAAAAATATTTGATTTGGATAATTTCCTGAATTTAAAACTATTCTCAATTGTTGAATCACTTGATTAAAAAATGTAGTTATTTTTAAAAAATAATTTTTGATTTCTGATTTTGTTGGTTGAATCGTTGATTGAATATTTCCTAATTTTGTATATTGAACTAATGAAGATGTATTAATTCTTTTCTTTGCTCGATTTAATCTATTTGCATCAATATCAGGATATTGTGAATTTGCTAACAAAGGCATATTATATTATATTATTATAATATAATTTTATTAATAAAGTCCATGCATCCGTATATACTTACTTGCCTCTCCAAGAGAACAACCATGTTCTCTCATAATTTTTTTAATTAATTCACCACGATGAGAACTCCTACGACCTCCCAACTTTCGTTTTCCATACTCACCGATAGATTGTCCTAACTTTGAACCAATTTGATAACCAACTCCAGATAATTCTGGGTTTCCACTGGCTACGGCTAAACCAGTTCCTAACTCTGAACCAACGAGTCTTCCGACTTCAGGGAGAGCCGGAGCCACAGCGTGTCCTATCTCTTTGCCAACTTTTTTCAAGGTTCGTCCAGCATTCCTGAAAAAGTAATAAGATTTTGAATGTTTTCCTCCTGAATATGGTTCAGGTAGAGAACGAACATAATGTCCATGAATGTGATGAACTTTTGAACCTTTCTTGGTTGTGTAATCAAGTTCTCCAGGATGAGTCAAACTCATCATTCCTTTTGTCGAACGACGACGACGACCAGCAACCATACTTCTTGGTCTTCGTGATGTCAATGTTGAACCCATCGGAATCAAAGAAGGATAGCCCAACGCATTAGTAGGTTGAATCATATTTGAAGCATGACGCATTAACATTCCTGTATGTCTTGGCATTCGTCTTGCTCCAGCAGCGATTTCCATAGCTCCAGGTAAAAAAAGCGGATATTTAGATGATGAATTTCCTGGAAGAATATATTTTCTTGGTCTTGCTCCACCTTGCAATCCTGAATAATGATCCACAAGTGGAGTATAAGCATTATCAATAGAATATTTAGTATCCAGTTGAACTAATCGGTTATTAATCATTTTCGTGTATGGGTCAAGTCCAATTGCACCGGGGCCAGCACCATTATTACTCATATATATTATTATGAGATAATAATCCTAAATATAATATTAATTTATATCAATAATATTTTTATTTTATTTTGATATTTTTTTACTTTAATAAGTATATTTTCTCTATTTTTTAAATAATATTTTTGCTTTCTTTCTTTTACTGATTGAGACGGAATATTATGATTAATACAATTTTCTGATTCTTCGATATATTTTCTTTCTATCTTATATCTATCAGTTAATTCTTCTAAAGTAGAGAAGGTTTTCTCTTCTAAAATAAGAAATTCATAATTATTATTTTTCATTATTTCAAAAGAAGAAGTTGGAGATTTATTTATTTTTCCTTCTAAATACATTTTGTAATCACTTTTGTGTTTATTGAATCTTGAATTTGGATTGTTTGTTGAACCAATATAACATTTATTTGTTTCTCTACATAATATCTTATAGAAATAAATTTTTACCATCTTATTATATTTTTTATTATTTGTTAAATATAATATACGAATTATGAATTATTTATATGAAATAATGATTTTTTATGATATGATTTACTATTAATATTTAATTCTTTACCACAAGAACAAATATATTTTTGTGATTGTTTTTCTTTGAGTTGTTCTTTATGTTCTTCACAATATTTTTTAACATATTCTTTTCTTTGTTCCTTATGTTCTTGATAATATTTTTTTTGTTGTTCTTTTATTTCTTCTTTATTTTCTTGATAATATTTTTTCATTTGTTCTGCATGTTCTTCTTTATGTTCTTGATAATATTTTTTTTTTTGTTCTGTATGTTCTTCTTTATGTTCTTCATTATATTTTTTCATGTCTTCTTTTTTTTGTTCTTCTGATACAAATGGTCTTCTCATATTTAATTGTGCTTTTCTTTCAGTTCGTATTTGTTCTTCTCTACATTCTGCTTCTCGTTTATTTTTACATGGAAATTCTTCTAACTGAATCATAATCCAATTACTCCAACCACCATTATCTCGAATAAATTGATATATTTTAAAATTATAATGTTTTCTATTTTCATTATAACAATCTGTTTTATGTTGTCCTTTTCTTATTCTAAAATTAGTTGTGTTTCCTACATATTCTTCTGTTATATTATCATTTTTACACTTAATAACATAAATAATTGTTTTTGAATAATCAGTAATAGGCATCTCTAAATGTATAATAATGTATAATAATGTATATTATCTCTAAATGATTCAATTTTAATTTATCTGCTGAGACGATTAACGGATTAATTTGTGAAGACGATGATGTCCGTGATGAGATTTGTGGTGATGCATTCCCCCTGAAGTATTTGACCCTGAAGAACCTGACCCAGTGCCTCCTCCACCTCCACTCAGAGCGCCGCCGTGAATGTGATGCTTTCGTTTGTGAAGATGGTGATGCATATGTTTCATATGTCTAACCAAACCACGATTCAAATGCTTTCCACCCACCATTCGTTCATCAACCTTCTTTGAAATCTCTGGCGTTTCAGGGCTTTCAGCAGTAGATAGGACGAGTTCCTTTGTGAGAATTCCAGTAAAAGATGTAGATTGACCTTGTTCTGAAACAAGAATACCTGAATTGCAACAAACAACAACGAGTTCAGGGCTAACCTCAAAATTATAGTTATTCGTAATATTAAGAGTAATTTGGAATTGGAAATTACCCAAACTACCTGGGGATAGGTAGTTTGGCAAGCTCAAATTTGTTGCATTTAATGCTAAAATAGAACCGGTTGTTGGGATAATAGTTCCTTGACCATTTATATTATTAATCAGTTGTTTGCCACTCCATTCATTCCAAGACATATTCAAACCAGCATCACTGGAAATACGCCATAACTGGTCAGCAGTAAATGAAGCAAGGAGACCTGAAGCATTATTGAAATTAACGCTAACATTGTTAATAGTAAAGAAGGAAGCACTATTCAATACAGTTTGTTGGCTCATTGGAACACGAGCATAAATAAGGAACAAATCAGGAATTTGATTGATTTGAATAGTATTAGAGATAATTGAACCTGATCCGCCTGCGGCAAAAGCAGGAGTTCCATTGAAATTCGTCAAATATCGTGGAAAGTCATAGTAAGGCACAACATTCTTGGCACTTATCAATTGTGTCGGTTGAGACGAAAGGAATTGAAATCTCATAGACATATTGCTAAATGCCAATCCTCCATTCCAACCCAAAGATACACTGTAAGGACCACCGCCAGTATAAGCACTCGACCAAAATCGTTTGCATGTAGAATCAATGGTAAAGTTAAACGAAAGGTTATTAATACCCGTAATACCCTGTGCATTATATTGTGGATCACTCCAAATCCAAGGCGAAAGTGTTAGCAATGGCTCAATCACATAGGTAGAGAGTTGAATCACCCACCAATCTGCAACATTCGTAGAAACTAATGAGTTGTTAGTTCCTCCTGCATGTAAATAATGAGTAATATTATTCACTGTAATAGGAAAGGCTCCTCTTGGAACTTGATCCAAATCGTATGAAGCAGTATTATAACTTGCTAAAGGATTATTAGTGGAATTAATTCCTTGAGAATAAATAGCATACGCCTGATCCGGAAGAGAAGGAGTATAAGAATTATAGCGATACAATTCTCTACTATTATTCAAACGAAGAATAGCATCCACGATATCCTGTTCGTTGCTACTAACGCTTGTATTATTTATCGTTGCCTGTGCAGTAGTTATCAATTTATTAAATGGGAATGCCTGTAAGGCGTCAGTTCCTCCTAAATTTAGGGCTAAATCATTTGCAGGAATATTTGCTCCTTGAGTAGCAGACCCTATTTGAATTGTAAAATTAATCTGTGTTCCAATAGTCAGAGCTCTATCGATAATGATATTTTCTGATGGTATCTGAATACTGAAGACGACCGAACTATTCGTAGCACTGGTTGGGGCAAATTGCTGGGCGGTAACTTGCGAACCACCCATTTCAACGGCATAAGTTAATTCACTTGTAATATCGGCAATTCTTGAATCGGTAATGAGACATGTTCCAAATGACGACATATATATTATTAATGAGATAAAAAATTAATTATTTTATATCTTAAAATATGGCGCTGAAAGCGCCATTATTCATTGATTAAAAATCCCAACCTTTAGGTTGGGATTTGTTAATTTAATATCTATTTCTTCTTTTCAACATAGTTAACATAGAGAAACTTTGTCCTGAACCTAAAGTTATCGGATTTAGATTTCCTAATTTATCACGCCAATAGCATTGAATCTGAAAAAGCGATAATGGATGATTTCCATTCAAAGAAATGAAACGATATACATTTGGTTCATAAGATATGGATGGTCTATATATTCCTGAATTTGATTGAAAAGATGTAATTATATTTGCTACATTTGAGTTAGAATTATTATTATTTACCAGTTGTCCTTCTTGATATATTTGTGGTGGAAAGATAGATGTTGATGTAATCGGTAATGTATTGGATACAAATACAATACTTTGAACTGGACTCCATATTCCTACACTTGACGATGCTTGACCCATTACTGTAGCAGGAACCTGTGGCGTTGATGTGGTAGGAATAAATGTGGTATTAGTTCCGTTGAAGGAATTAATAACCAATTGAAAATTCCTTCCATTATTCGAATTTCCTAAAGCTTTGTAGATAAAACTCTCAAATAAGGCATACATTGGCGAATTAAAATATACTAAAATTGGATTATCATTTACAGATGGATCATATCCTTCTTGAGCGAAAAATAAGTTGCACAATGTTGATTCTGTATTATATGTTATTATTGGGGCGTGTGTTGTTGGTAATGTATCTCCTGATGCAACTACTGCTGCGTTTAATCCATTAAAACATGAATTTAATGTATTTTGCATTAATATTGGAAGCCACTGAATATTAAATGCTTGATAATATGGATTTGTTATATCTTGAATTCCATTATTTTGAGAAGGTGGAACAGGTGTTGAAGCATATAGTATTTCTGGTTCCCATTCTAAATATTGTTGAAAAATGATTCCATTATATTCCATCGTGACTGAATAAATAGTTAAATTAATATCTGAATTGCTTCCGCCTTGTATTTGTGGTATAAAACTGGGAAATGTTGCCGTATCCAATTCAAATCGTATAATAGACAATTCGTATTCGTTTGCAGGACTACCTAAAAAAGGAATATCTCTTTGAAATGTTAATGTGAGAAGAACTGGCAATGTTGTAGTTGAAGAAATATTATATGCTTGCATATCTGCATATGTGTAATCAGGAGCGGCATCTAAATTTCTAATATGAAAAGGTAATGAATCTAAATCATGAATAAGTTCATTAGTTAGATTGTGTCCAAGAGAATAATTATTAATATCTCTAACATTATTGGTTAATGACTCACGCTGTAATCTTGGTTTTTTTGTATTCATATTCATTATTATATATTATTTTATATAATAATTACTTTTTTAAATAAATATTTTGTTGAGCCATTGATGAACCCATGTGTTTCAAATCATTTGCTAAAGCATTCTGTTCTTCTATTATTTGAGGATATTTATGAGTTAAATACAAATGTCTTAATCCTGAAGTAGAGAGTTTTTTATGAAAGATGGAATTGAGACGATGTGTAAGTTTGGATGATGTTAATTTATTACCAATGCTATCGAAAAGAAGATAATCAGTAGGATTATTTTTACGCCATTTTTTTAATATTTT